TGCGCTTGTATTACCCGCATTGCGCCATGCATGGACGCGATGTTGGTGAGACCAAGTTTTCGAGTTTTCGGGATGTGTTAGTGCGCAAGGCCGCCGAGTTGTTGCGCGTGTCTGAGTCGGAGGTTCCCGATTCTTTGCTTCCGTCGTATGACGACGTTGCGCGTGTTGTGTCGTTGGGTGAGGCCAACGTAAGTGTGGGTAGTGAGGAGTTGGTAGGTGAGTATTAGGTGTTGTGTGTGTTAAAAAATGTGAAAATAAAACATTGCTAGGTTTTCCTAGTTCGGGTGGTAACACTACTTTATTTATATTATGGATTCTATTACTTCTCAATCTGTTATTACTGATGCGGCTCCTTCTGTTGTTGAGGAATTGAGTGGGTTTTTTGTTGGCGATGACGCGCCTACTGTGGGTGTTCCTAGCCACGGTGAGATGCCAGCTGTGCATGACACTAGCTCTGTGGGAGAGTTTTTATCTCGTCCTGTTTTGATAGGGAGTTATGCATGGGGTGTTGGCAATTCATTGTATTTAACCGTTGACCCGTGGAATGCTTTCTTAACTAATGCTATTATTAAACCACGTATCTCCTATTTTGGGAGGTTGCGCGGTGATTTGGTTGTCAAGTATGTTTTGAACGGCACACCTATGCATTATGGGTTGGTGCGTATGTGTTATCGTCCTCACCCCCAGACTACGTCTACTGGGGATTATGTTTGGAACTTTACCGTTGCCACTGGCGCTGTTAGTGCAGCGAACAATTTTAAGATAGCGAGTTCCCAGCTGTCCGGTATGTATATAAACCCGTGTCGCGCTGCCACTGGTCAACTGCGTATTCCGTATATTTCTCAGTCGTCTGGGCTTGAGCTTGGGTACGTGGGTGTTGACGCTTCGCGTATGGGTACTTTGATGTTGGTCGGTTTTACGAATTTGGCGCATGCTAATGGGGGGTCGAACCCCGTTACATTTGACTTGTATGCTCACATGGAGAATGTCACCCTTGACGTCCCCACTGCTGTGTATCAGGGTTACACGTTGCAAGACGCTGGTAAAATGGCTAAGCGCGCTTTTAGCGCTGTTGCCAAAGCTACCACCATTGCTCATGAGTGGGCTCCTCGAATTGTCTCTGCATTGGCGATGCTGGGTTTTTCGCGTCCTAACACCCACGAACCTACTATTGGTGTCCGGGCGTTGCCATATAATTTAGCCAATTATGACGCTCCAGACACTGCTACTCCGTTGTCGTTGTGTGCTACTGCAGAGCAAACAATTGGGGGACAGGAACTTGGGTGCGATGGCAAAGATGAGTTGATGCTTTCATCTTTGGCATCCCGTTATGCATTTATTGCCACAGCGAGTTGGGATCCGTCTATGGCTCGGACAAAGTTTTTGTTTGGTTCGATCGTTACGCCCATGCAGGT